GTGTGCTGGGGGGAGGTGTGTACCTCCTGATGCTAGCACTATGAATGTAGTTTTACCGCTTATCCTTATCGGGTCTCTGGTTAACCCCGAATACGTTACCTGCAGCTTATGGAAGCGCACTGAGGGCCGGGATGGCAAGGTATGCATTTATCGAGGTGCCAACGGAACAATCGCTTACCATTACGCTCAGCGCAGTTTCACAGAGTGTCCTCGGCAGTTCCAATGTCGTTACGCACCGAATGCTAAAGCTAAGATTACAATCAAGGATATCATGAAAGGTATATCGGATGGTTTCTGACATAACAAATATATCCTCGATGTACCGCCCACCAGCATTTCGGGACACTCAGCCAGCAAATATCCCTATAGCACTTGGTCACAATAAGAACCTTATCCCGGCGGTTGTACCGCCGACAGCGCACGACCTTACATATGACCGTTTTTCCCGTTTAGTGCCGAAGGTATCTCTCGGTAATATGGTTAATTTAGTGGTGTAATTGTGGCTACTGCTAAGAAGTATTCTAAGGTTGTTAAGAACCCCAAAACAGGCCGCAAGAAGACGGTTCGCTATGGGGCTAAGGGTTACAGCATTGCTCCCGGGACTAAGCGGGGAGACAGCTACTGCGCCCGTTCCTACGGGCAGATGAAGAAGCATCCTAAAGCAGCTAAAGACCCTAACAGCCCACTACGGCTATCTAGGGCTAAATGGAAATGTAGCGGTAAGAAGTCGAGGCGGAAGTAATGTCACTAGTTAAAAATATGAATGCCCGTAAAAAAGCTGGTACATCGAGGACCAAGAAGAAAACCACAGTGTCCCCTAAAGCTTACAAAGACATGCAAGCTGGCTGGCCTAATTCTAAAAAGAATAAAGCTAAAAAGGCTAAGAATAAATGACTGATGCGCGATTAAAGCGCATGGAGGACAAGTTGGATACTTTATCCGAAGCAATTGTCCAGATGGCTCGCATGGAAGAGCGCATGATATCGCTTTTCAAGCGACTTGATCGTGTCGATGAGACCTTCAATAAATTAGACCAACGTATGGATCAGCTTGAGCAAACCAGCATCAAGCGCGGTCAAACCATAGCCTTCGCTGAACGATTGTTTTGGATCGTTATGACCGGGGCTGTGGGCTTAATATTTGTATATTTAAGGTAACCTATGGAAAAGAAGAAAAAGGCGCTCACAGAGCGACAGGAGCTGTTTCTTGATAAGCTCACTGGAGAGGCCAATGGGGATCTCCGCACAGCAATGACTATGGCTGGTTACTCCGAGGCCACTGGTATCAGAGAAGCTATACGCCCCATACAGGACGATGTGATTGCCGCTGCATCTATGATGATGGCGGTGAACGCACCTAAAGCAGCTGCTAGCATGGTGGGGCTGCTCACAGACCCTAACGTGCTTGGGGCCCGTAACTTAGTGGCGGCATCTAAAGAGATCTTAGATCGAGCTGGCGTTGTGAAGAAAGAGACCCTTGAAATCAAAGGAGCTGATGGAGGTCTGTTTATCTTGCCCCCGAAACAAGATGAGTGATCCTGATTTCCCAATTAAATACCGGGCTAATAAGACTGCCCGTATAGCCTTCGGCTACATGCCATCCGAAGATGATCCTCTGGTTCTAATTCCTGATCCGTTCTTTATGCCGTTTATTAAAGAGGCATTGGATTTCATAGACGCTAAGGGCTCTCTGCGAGAGACCGCTGCTTACCTTACAGAGAAAACTGGTCAGAAGATCAGCCACCAAGGTATTAACCTGATCTGGAAGGATCGTAGAGGCGGTGACCCCAAAAACGCTCGCGAGAAAGACCAACGCAAGCAACGCAAGAAGTACGCACCTAAGACTGGGCCTGAGAAGGCCAAAGCAAAGGTAAAACGCAAGGCGGCGGATGCTAAACGTGTTCTAGCCATGCAAGAGAAGAAGCTCGCTAACTGGGTAGACTACAAAAAAAAAGAGTCCCCGGACCCCGTCGATCTAAACCAATCGACAATAGACGAGCTCCCCGCGCCTCCAACGCTTTCGGACACGCTAGATTTCGAGGCGGCTCCCGCTGAGAGGGAGGTGGTTTTTAAACCGAATGCGGGTCCACAGACAGAGTTCCTCGCAGCTATGGAACGCGAGGTGCTATATGGAGGAAGTGCCGGGGGAGGTAAGAGCTTTGGGCTGCTTGCAGACCCCTTAAGATATTTCGGGAATAAAAACTTTAGCGGTCTTATTCTTCGCCGCACCAATGACGAACTAAGAGAGCTTATATACAAATCCCAAGAACTTTACCCCCTCGCCTATCCCGGTGCGAAGTGGATGGAAAAGAAATCTCAGTGGGTATTCCCTAGCGGAGCTAAGCTATGGATGACCTACCTTGAACGAGATGATGATGTTCTACGTTACCAAGGTCAGGCTTTTAGCTACATAGCCTTTGACGAGCTCACGCAGCATCCTAGTCCATATGTATTTAATTACATGCGCTCTCGATTACGGACTACGGATCCTGATCTACCCATATTTATCCGCGCCACAACCAACCCGGGTGGCCCCGGTCATGGTTGGGTCAAGCGTATGTTTATCGATCCTGCTCCAGCAAATAAGCCATTCATTGCGACTGACATAGAAACTGGCAAGGATCTGGTTTACCCGCCCAAGCACGACAAGGCAGGACAGCCCCTTTTCTACAGACGGTTCATCCCGGCCAGTTTGCAAGACAATCCGTATTTAGTTGAAGGCGGACAATATGAAGCCAACCTATTATCTCTCCCAGAGAACCAGCGAAGACAACTTCTTGAGGGTGATTGGGGAGTTGCTGATGGAGCTGCTTTCTCAGAGTTTCGGCAAAATGTTCACGTTGTGGAGCCGTTTGATATCCCCCATGATTGGCGCAGATTTAGGTCATGTGATTACGGCTACTCTAGTTTCAGCGCAGTTCATTGGTTTGCGATAGATCCATCCTTCGAGACGCTCATAGTTTACCGGGAGCTTTACCTCTCCAAGCACACTGGCAAGGACTTAGCTAAAGCGGTGATGGAAGCCGAGTATGGCGAGAAGATGGCTTACGGTATTTTAGATAGCTCCTGTTGGCATAATCGCGGACAGATCGGCCCATCAATAGCTGAAGAGATGATTTCTATAGGCTGCAGATGGAGACCCAGTGACCGCTCCGCTGGCGCTCGGGTCGCTGGCAAGAACCGCTTCCATGAAGTGCTCAAGGTAGACCCCGACACAGAGATGCCCGGTATCGTTTTCTTTGATACGTGCAGACAGATTATTGCAGATCTCCCCGTGATCCCCGCTTGCCCAAAAGGCACTGACGATATTGATGCACGGTACAGATCAGATCACACTTACGACAGTGTTAGGTATGGCATCATGAGCCGACCTAGATCTCTAAGCCCTTTCGACATGGGCAGAGGCATACCAAAGCCAGTCTACCGCCCCTCAGATTCAGTATTTGGATATTAATATGGCCCTAATGGACAAACCCACCAACTCACCAAGTGACGATCAGGTAGATACAGATCAGGTCGTATCCTTGGATGAGGACGGTAATCCTGAGATGGAAAACCAAGAGTACAGTGGGTTAGTTTCTTTTATAGATTCCGCCTACAAGGATGCCAAAGATCATCGTAGAATGGATGAAGAGCGTTGGACACTGGGCTACCAAAACTACAGAGGTATATACAGCTCTGATGTGCAGTTCACCGACACTGAGAAATCCAAAGCGTTTGTTAAGATTACAAAGACCAAAGTACTCGCTGCCTATGCTCAAGTTGTGGATGTGTTGTTTGCAGGTTCCCGGTTCCCAATAGGCGTTCAAGCTCGCAAAAACCCCAATAACGTAGCGGATGCTGTTTCTATTAATCCTGGGAGGATCACTGAAGAGCAAATCAAAGACACAGTCGGTGTAGATTATAAAATACCCGGCACGATTGCTCGCCCAGATATCGCTAAAGACCTCGGCGTATACAAAGATGCACTGAGCCCACATGAGGAAGAGCTAGAAGCTGGCCCCGGGACAGCCCCGGGCTCTATTACCTATGAACCTGCTAAGCGAGCTGCTCAGTTACTTGAGAAGAAAATGCATGATCAGCTCGAGGAGAGCGAAGCCTCTAAGCATCTACGGTCAGTAGCATTTGAGGCCTGTCTGTTTGGAACAGGCATTCTTAAGGGCCCTTTCTTAACAGATAAGGAGTTCCCACGCTGGGATGAAAAGGGCAAGTATGACCCGCTGTTTGAAACAGTGCCTCGGGTAGAATACGTTTCTATCTGGGATTTCTATCCTGACCCGGCTAGCCGCAATATGAGCGAGGCTGAGTTTGTTATTCAGCGGCATAGGCTTAGCCGCACACAGCTGAGAGCTTTAAAGAAACGGCCACACTTCCGCGAAGAAAGCATTGAGCTTTGCGTGGATATGGGCCCAGATTATGTGCGCGAATACTGGGAAGATACGCTTGATGAAAGCGAGCTGGACAGCTCCATAGACCGGTATCAGGTGCTAGAGTACTGGGGCGTTATTGATGCCGAGCTGGCAGAGCAAGCAGATATTGATATCCCTAAATCACTCAAGAATTTAGATGAGCTGCAGATAAATGCATGGGTGTGCAATGGCCAAGTTCTACGGCTAGTACTTAATCCGTTTACTCCTGCTCGCATACCCTTCATGGCGGTGCCATACGAGCTGAACCCATATAGCTTCTTTGGTATCGGCGTAGCCGAAAACATGTCCGACACACAGCTGCTCATGAATGGTTTTTATCGTATGGCGGTGGACAATGGAGCGCTCTCAGGTAACCTACTTATTGAGATTGATGAGACCAATCTGGTCCCCGGGCAAGACCTAAGCGTGTACCCCGGCAAGGTGTTTCGCAGACAGGCCGGTGCCCCGGGCCAAGCCATATTCGGCACCAAGTTCCCGAATGTATCTCAAGAGCTTATGATGATGTTCGATAAGTCTCGCCAGCTGGCTGACGAGGCTACGGGTATCCCAAGCTACAGTCACGGGGCCACAGGCATTATGGGCGTAGGTAGAACTGCCTCTGGTATGTCTATGCTGATGGGCGCTGCACAAAGCGCTATTAAGGCCGTTGTGCGTAACGTGGACGATTACTTGCTAGCCCCGCTGGGTAAGAGCTTATTTGCCTTCAACATGCAATTTGCATTTGATGAAGAATATACGAAGGGTGATCTAGAGGTTATCGCACAGGGCACCGAAAGCCTGATGCGTAACGAGATCCGTAGCCAGCG